AAGGGAGGCTAAATGTTGAATTAGACATTTTTTACCTCGTAGTATTTATTACACCGTCTCTACGATCGTCTGCTAGGTCAGTCAGTGTAATTGTTTAATCCCTAGTTATTGTGGGGCCGAAGCCCCACAAATTAAGTTTTATTAAGCTCCTGGTGAACCGAAGATAGCTCTGAAGTCAGAGAAACCGAAAGAGTATCTCTCTCTTGCTTTGTATCTTACGTTGCCAGTTTCAAAGTCACCTTCCATCTTAGTTGTGATAGGTGCTCTTTGGAAGTGCTTCATTCCATTTGGAGAATCAGTCTTAATGAAGAACGCATCAGTATCAGTTAAGAAGTTATTAACTGTATAACCTTCTGGTAACATTCCCATGCTTGCAACGGCGTTAACGTCGTTGTCAGCAGTTGCTGTTCTCAAATTGGACTTCATTAATCTTTCAGCAGTAAATTGAAGATTGACTGGAATAATAAGTTTTCTTCCGTTCAGAGCGATTTTTAATCCTCTGTCGTCAGTTAAACCAGCAATGTCAATTAACATTTGCTCTAAAGATGTTTCGTTTAAATCAGCAGCAGTTGCTAACTCGTTTGATATAGTTCCACCTGTTGTAGGATGATCAGTAGCACAAAGCTCCTTACCATCACCACCTGTGAAAGAAGAATTAAACGCATTGTTTAATACGTTTGCTGCTTTCACTTGTTTAGCGTTACTCATAGAACGAGCTAATGCTTTTGTGTAACGAGAACTGATTCTATCGTAAAGGTTGTCCTCTACTGCTTCCTCAGTAATCGCAAAAGCAAGTGCTATTGTTTCGTGTGTATAGCGCGCTGTGAAAGACTCTGTTGCGTCATCATAGTTGACTGGAGTTCCCTCAGGTTTTACTTGCGCTGTACCGAAACCTGATAGCATTACTTCTTCTTCAAAAGCTCTGTCAGAAGTTTCTGTATCATAAATAGCTTCGTGCTGATTCTCGTATCTGGCATATTCCAAACCAAACAAAGCATTTAAGCCAGGTTCTAGTTCCTTTACCAGTTGTGATCTTGATATCGGCATAATTAACTCCTATTAGCTTAATGCAGTTGTTAGCATCCAAGAATGTTCGCCAGTGTTTGGAATCACATAAACGTTAACGTTTGCTGTGCTTGTATCACTGTTGTCTGGGTCCTTGGAAATACCAATTTGCTTGAATTGTCCAGATGTACCTGCAGAAGAAGTATCTAACTCTTGAGTTGATCTACCAGAAAGTGAGCTTCCGCTTGTTCCTGTTAAATCAAAACCAGCAAAATTCATTGCTGCTGTGCCTGTACCATTGTGCTGAACTTCGAAGACGATTCTAGGATCGTCGTAAACAAATGCAACTATATCCGAAGCGTTTGTGCTTGCTGGATAGTTGTTGCTAAATGTTGGCTTACTTGTAGTAGGGTCTGTAAAGAAACATCCACCAAAGACACCTAAAATTACGTTACCTGCTGCAGCAGCTTCAATGCCACCTGCAGTTACAGCTTTCACAGCTTGTCCGTGAAAGATGTCAGTTCCGTAGTTCGCGGCGATAGTGTATTCGTTTCTTCTAATGAGACCACCACTAAGATGCCTTACGGGTCTAAACCCAAAAGCTGCGTCTTTGTTTGCCATCGTTTATCTCATCCTTTGTTTTATTTTATTAATTATTCGATGGACTAAAGAGCTAAAAAATTAGTTCTTTCGGTTACCACCGAAGGTTACGCGAGATTGCCTTTCTGGTTTAGAGATAGGCATGCTGGGATGTTCTTCCTTTAGTAAATCGTTTTGAATTGCATCTTCCTTATTTTTTGTTTGTTCCGCAAAATAAGCCATTCGCTCATCAACAATTTCTACTGGAATTTTAGCCAGCAACAAACCTCCAACTCCAATTACACCAGCGTACTTGCCTTCCTGAATGATTGGGTACTCGCTGTTAGCATCGGCTCTAACTAACTCAAAGCCTTCTCTTAATCTTGCAGATAAATTTTTAGTATCTGCTTGACCTAGAACTTCAGCGCGTATCCATCTGTACTTAAACCCATCGGGTGCAGGTGGTGCATCTAGAGATGACGGGGGTGCCCATGGTTTCCTACGAGTCGCTTTCTCGCGGGATTGAGCAGCGCGTGGAGTCTTATTTTCATCTATTTTATTCATATGCCTACTCCTTCACGTATTTCGCATATTCTTCAAGTGGCACACCTAATTTTTTAGCTATTGCTACTTGTGATGGTGTGAGTCTCACTGTTTTGCGTCCAGACCTTGTGGTTCTGTTAGCAGAGGCAACGGTCTGAACGGGTTGTTTGCCTTCTTGAACCTCTCCCCCATCTTTAAATTTATGGGGAAATTCTTTTCGAAGTCTATTATCTATCTCATCATAATAATCATCAGAGGTAGGATCATACCCTTCTTCTTCCACAAGTTTCTTGTGAATACCAAAAGAAGCGTACGTCATAGCTTCATCCTTACCGAACCACTCATTTTTTTCAGCCCAAGCTTCCGCTTTAGGATCAGGTCTGGTAGGGGCCGTTACATTATTTTGTACAGGCTGGTCTCCTATTTGTCCAGTATTTTTTAGTGATTCTTCGTACTTTTTTCTTTGATCTTCTGTCGCTTTTATTCTCTCTTCTTCAATAGCCAACCTTGCAATAGCTTGATTAGCTGCTACTTGAGCATCTACATCTCCAGCAGCCATGGCATTTTTAAGTGCTATCTTTGCAGATTCTATTTCAGATTTAACACGACCCGTGAACTCATTAACATAGCCATCATCTAATTTATCAAACTTGCCTTGTAATTCGTCCTTTTCTTGTTTAACTTGTTGTGCAAAACTTAAAGCTTCTTTTTCTCTACGCTCTGCTTCACGAATCTTGTAAGTGAGTTTATCTATTCTTTTCTTAACACCCTCACTGTATTCTTCTCTTTCGTCTTTTTTTGTTTCTTTAGTTTCTTCAGTTGTATCTTTTTCTTCTACAACCTCAGTTTCAGTTTCTTCTTTTTTTGTAGGTTTTAACTCAACGTCAACAGATTTACCTGATGTATCTAATTCAACCATCAGTGCATCTTCTTTTGTTGATTCTATTTTTGCTGCTTCGGGCATGGTTATCTCTCCATGTTTAGTGTGTTACTGGTGATAAGATACTTTCTGGATCTTCAACTGTTCCAAGTATTTCATCATCATTAAGTATGCGTAGTTCTCCGCCTTCAATGTTTAAACGTGAACCAGCGTATCTGGCAAATACTACCCAGTCTTTCTCTTGACACCATGGACCGTTTGGAAAACGATCTTTATCGTTATAAGCGTCGGGACCAACTTTTAAAACTAATCCAACGTTAGTTGCGATTTGAGTTTCTTGTATAGTTTTATCTGAGAGATAGACTCCGCCTTTAGTTTTGCCTGCACCTTTGTGTGGTAATACTAAAATGCGCCAACCTGTAGGTTCGGGTAATTTTGATAATTCTTTTTTATTCTCTTCTTTTTTTTCTTCTTCTTTTTTCTTTTTCTGCACAGCTTTAGCGACGTGCATTGGTAAAATTAAATTACTCATTTTGCTCCTGTTTCTTTTTTAGCAGGTCCGTGAGTTCCTGTTCAATATAGTTTAATGTATCAAGTTGACCTAAATGATTTTGATATTCATTCCAATCTTTGACTTGATTACTAATTACTAACTGAGTTATTTGATTTTGTCTAGTCCTAATTATTTTGTAGATTCTATCTACAAGGTGTATTATATCCATTCTTTATTTTTTTTCTTCTTCTTCATGTGTGCAACCCACACAACCGCACCAAATGCAACTTTGACCACAATGACAATTGCATTGACACTTTATGCAGATTGTCATTTCTTTTTAGAAATCATGCTTTTAATACCAGGAGCGGCTCTAACACCTAGACTAACACTACAAGCAAGATATAAAAGATGACGATAATATTCAGGTAAAGTTGCGAGCACCTCAAAGCCCTCTTTTATATGTGGTCGTAAAGGTCCGATAAATACACAAATCGCAGGCACCATCAGGGCTAGTAAAACAAATTCGTCTTTCCACGACCCTTTCATTTGGTCTACTGCTGATGCTTCCCACGCAACTTTTCCTGCTATCTGTTGTTCTTTCAAACTCTTCTGCGCTTGAATTTCAGTAAGTTTTAATTCTGATTTTGCTTTCTTTGTCTCTATAAAACCCTTGACGCCGTCAGCGACGACGCCAAGTAGAGGCTTTACTAATAAATTTAGCATTAGCCAGCCATTCCTGATATTACGGCAATGGCGATTGCAGCAATCACACCAGCTTTAATCCAGTCTTTCATGCCCCACTCGTTCCATTCTTTAATCCATTGCCATGTGTCTTTTAATAATTTCATGTTAACCTCCTAACATCCAAGACATTCGCCTTTACAATATTCACACATATTACCTCCTTAGTTTTCTGTTAGAGTAAAATCAGGTTCGAATAAAACATCATATTCATAACCCTCATTTATCGTCAAAACTTTAGTAAGTTTGTCCATTGCATCTTGTATATCATGTTCACAGTTTGCTTTT